CGGGGTGGCGGTGAGCCACCACACCTGCCCGGTGGGGGCGGTCGGCCGGCCGGAGGAGGACTACTTTCCCGGCTCGTACTGGTCGAGCCTGTCGCAGGCGATCGCCGCCTGCCTGCCGGACGAGCGGGCGAGCGTGAGCAACCCGCACGGGCTGGGCGGGTACGTGACGGTGGACATCCACCGCCGCGGGGTGGCGCTCAAGCCGGAAGCCCACATCGTGCTCAGCCTGGAAGACGGGTCGTACTTCCACCGGCAGCGGGAGGTCAAGAAGGTGAAGGCTGGTCCCCTGCTCGCGCTGTGCCAGCAGTTCGTGGCGAGCAAGGGGGACACCGCGGTGACGGCCGCCCTGCTCGACTGGCTGGAGGAGAACAGCCCGGAGGTGGCCGACTACCTGCAAGCGGTGCGGGCGTGGCCGGCGAAGAAGGCGACCACCCCGCCCGAGCGGCGGCCGGGGTATGAGGCGTGGATGTCGAGCTGACGGCTCAGCCCAGTTCTTCGGCGATCCGCTTGGCCACCGCGTCGCCGGGCGAGTCGATGTACACCTGCCGGCTGACCTCGGGCGTGTTGCCGATCGCCTCGGCCACCGCCGCGTCGTCCTCGTACCGCTCGTACACCTCGGTCGCCTTCGCGTGGCGGAGCTGGTTCGGGGTGAACGCCGGCACCTTCGCCCGCTCGCACGCCGCCGCCAGGCTCTCCTGCCAGAACTTCACCGTCAGCCGCACCGTCCCCTCCCCCCGCCGCCGCGGGAAGGCGAACACCGGCCCGTCGCCGGCGGCGTCGAGCAGAGGGCCGAGCAGCTCCCGCCCCTTCGGCCCCACCCACACCTTCCGCGGCTTGCCGAAGTGCATCGTCTTCGACGCCGGGGTGTACAGCCACGGCTCGCGGGTGCGGTCCACCTCGGCGGCCGACAGCCCGCACACCTCGCCCGGCCGCATGCCCGTGATCCTGGCCACCCGCACGGCCGCCGCCAGCACCGCGTTCCGCGCCGGGTCGGGGTGCAGGTGCGGCAACACCCGCTCCACGTGCTCGTCGGGGGCGGGCGGCACCGGGTCGTACACCGGGGCCTCGCTCCGCCCCGGCACCTGCGTCTCGACGTGGAGCAGGGCGGCGGCCACCTCCGGCGGAACCAGCGCCCGGCCGACCGCCCAGGAGAACAGGCGGACGATCCGCCCGCGGTAGTCGTTCACCGTCTTCAGCGCCAGCCCCTCCTTCACCATCGCGGCCAGGACGGCGCGGAGCTGCGGCGGGCCGAACCCGGCCGCCGGGGTGCCGCCGTACAGGGCGTTCAGCCGCTTGAGCGCCGCCCGGATGCCGTGGACCTCCGACGTGGGCTTGCCGCCCTTGCGGAAGTGCCCCTCGGCGTACTCGGTGTACCGCAGGATCAGCCCGGCCACGCTCACCGCCTCCCCCGGCGGCGGGGCCGGCCGCCCCCGCTCGGCGTACCACTCGGCGCAGAACCGGGCGTAGGCCGCCCGGCACTCGGCCGACCCGAACGGGCCGAAGAACCGCTGCCGCCGCCGGCCGCCCTCGCTCCACCGGCACCGCCCCTGCCCGCGGGGGTGGCGCTCGAGCTTCGGCGGGGGCGGCACCGCGGCCGGCGCTGGGCTGGGTGTGGGGTGGAACCTCACCTCGACGGGCCGGGTGAACGCCTCCTCGACGCTCAGGCCGAGCTTCCCGAGCCTCGAGCGCAGGGTGGATTCCGGGATGCTCAGCTCGCGGGACCAGGCCGGCAGCGACTGGGTTTTGCCGCGGAAGGTGTACCGCTTTTGGGGGCCGTTGGGGCGGCGCTGTTCTGAGGGGTCGGACATGACGCAACATCCTCTCGGCGGTGAGAAGGAGTTGCGAGGTGAGTAGGTCGCGGGTGCGCGCACCCAATCGCCAAGCGGCGGCCGGGCGGAAATGCCGCCCAGAAAACGACGCAACCCCCTGACTTCTCAGGGGGTTGCGGGAGTCGGGCTGACAGGATTCGAACCTGCGACCTCTTGGTCCCGAACGACCGAGAGGCAGCCGCCCCGATCTTCGCAACGGCCTACATTTCTAGGCCTTCACCCCGCTCCGGCCAGGGTGAAAATCTGGCAAAGGCCGTCGTGCGAGGGAGCAAAAGCGTGGTGTTTCAAGTGGTCGCGGGTGCGCGCACCCAGCCGCCGTCACTTCCCCTCGGGCATCCGCTGTGGCACCGCCAACTCCTTGATCGGGATGTCCAGCGGGGTCCAACTGTCGAGCACGTTCGCCTCCGGCCGCAGTCTCCGGCACGCCTCCGGGCTGGCCCCCCACACGTCGGCGTACTGCCCCTTTGCGGTGGTGCAGCAGACCGTACTCACCACCTCCCCGCTGTCGTTCAGCGCGATGCCGCCGCCCGAGTCGCCTGAACTGACCGACAGCTTGAACTGAAGCTGCCCGTCGCCGTTCGGGGTGGCCGCCACCACGCCCTCCTCGCGGTTGCTCGGGATGTGGACCCCGAACCCGGCGTGCCAGATTTTCTCTCCCGGCTGCGGCGACTGCACGGCCAGCGTCGCGTGCGGGTACACCTCCTCCGTCGGGTCGGACAGCATCCAGCAGCAGTCCGCCCGCCGGTCGAAGGCGAGCACCGCAATCCCGAACTCGCGGCCGTCCCGCAGCCGCATGGCGCCCCGCTGCCCGACCTGGCCGACGCAGTGGGCGGCGGTCAGCACCCAGTACCGCTTGTCCGCCCGCTTCGTCCCGATGATGGTGGCCGTGCAGCCGCTGTTGCCGAGCTGGATGCGGCCGATGGCGGCGAGGGTGTCGGGCTTCACCGGCGGGGGTGGCGGCGGGGCGGGCGGCTGCGGCGCTGTCGCGGGTGGCGGTGCCACCGGGGGAGTCGGGGCCGGGAGGTAGCGGCCGCCGAGGACGGCGAGGATCGCGGCGGCGAGGGCGGCCAGAAAGGGTTTCCACTTCTCGAACATATCGACCTCAAGGGCTGGGGGTGAAACTCGGGGCGGTCGTCCGGCCGGCAACGCCGGCGGGTCGGCTCGGGGGCAATCCCGTCCACGCCTGCCGCCCGTGTGTTGGGGTCACTTCGCGGGCGGCACCTCGTGCGGGCCGACGTACACCACGGTGGCGGTCGGCAACTGCGGCACCGGCACGCCGGGGAACAGCTTCTGCCAGCCGATGCTGATCGCGGTGGACAGCACCAGCACGATCAGAGCACGCACCGCTGGATCAAGTTTGGCGAACCAGTTGCGGGCCGGCTGTTCGGCCGGCGGGGTCTCGATCTTCGGTTCCATCGCGTAATCTCCAATGGGTTTAACACTCACCACTCGCCCACCACGCCGCCGGCGACGGCCACGATCCGGCCGCCGCTCACCGCCACCGTCACCGACACGCCCGAGGTCACCCCCGGTTCGGCCGCGTAGAAGCTCCGCACCTCGGCCATCGACCGCCCGTCGAACGTCTTCACGTGCGGGCCGCCGCCCGGCCCGGCGCCGGTCACCACCTCGGCCACCCCGTCGTTGTTCAGGTCGCCGGCCGCCACGCTCACCCCGCCGGCGAACCCGACGTGGTAGGCGTAGAAGCTGGCCACCTCCAGCCCCGAGACGCCGTCCCGCACCTTCACGTGCGGGCCACCGCCCGGCCCGGCCGCGGCGATCGTGTCGCCCACCCCGTCGCCGGTCACATCCCCGCTGGCCACCCGCACCTCGCCGGCGAAGCCGGGGAACGGCCGCCACCCGCCAGTGGAGAGGGGAGCGGGCGAGCCGGTGAGCCCGTCGCCCGGCGGGGTGTACGTCCACCCGACGCGGGCCAGCTCGGCCATGTCGGTGCGGTTCACCTCGACCGGCTGCCGCGGGGCGTAGGACCAGAGCAGCGACGTCGGGTCGGCGGTGTGCCCCGCCCCGAGCACGTGGAGCAACTCGTGCCGCACCACGCTGCCCAGGTCGAACTCGGCGTCCCACGGGCGGCCGGTGTCGAACCGGATCACCCCGCCCCCGGCCCACGGGCCGAGCGGGGTGGCGTCGGCCAGCGCTCCGGGGAGCGGGCGGGTGCCGACGAACACGCCCACCCGCTCGACGCCCGGCCGGGACAGCGCCGCCGCGAGGGTGTCACCGGCGGTGCGGATCAGCCCCTCGCGGGCGAGCAGCCACGGGTCGGGGGCGAACGACCAGTCGATGGCGACGGGCGACTCGCGGGGTTCGATGGCAGTGAGGGCGAGCACGGGGTCACTCCTTGTCAGGTGTTGGGGATGAACCCGATCTCCCGCCCGGCCAGCCAGGTCAACGCCCCCCAGCAGTAGTGGTCGGACCCGGTCATCACCCCGGACTGGGTGGTCCGCTCCCACACCCCGCGGCTCGCCCCCCACGCCCGCGTCTCCAGGAGCATCCGCCGGGCGTACTCGGACGCCACCGCCCGACCCTCCGGCAGCCCGTAGGCGTGCATCCCGGTGACCGCCCAGTACACCTGCGGCGGCCAGACGTCCCCACCCCAGTAGTCCGCCCCCTGGAAGGCGGCCGAGTTTTCCGTGCCCCACCGGGAGGCCAGCGGTTTGCCCACCGACACCCGGCTCACCCGCGGGACGCACGTCAGCCCGCCGGCCGGACAGTTGTACATCCACCCGCGGACGTGGTGGGTGATGCGGATTCGGCGCACCCGCAGGTTGCCGCCAGACGCATAGATTTCGACCACCCCCGGCAGGTGGGCGGCGGTGACGGTGAGGGTGGCTGTCACCGACGTTCCATCCGCCCCGGCGGGGACCGCCAGCGTCTGCTGAACCACCTGGACGAGCGCGTTGTTCAGCACGGTCACCCGTGGGGCGACCGCACCCGCCTTGACCCACTCGACGGTGACCGTGAGCGGACGGGCCGAATCCACTCTCTCCCAGTCGGGGTGGTAAAACATCATCGTCTCGGGCAGGCCAGTCGGTCGGCTCAGTCCGCCGAACCGGATGTTCGCCCCGTCCACGTTGCGGTAGCCGATGCGGAGTCCCGTCTGGCCGCTCGCGATTTGCAGGTCGGTGGTGTTCAGGGTGTTCGCCACCGGCTCGCCAGGACACCACTGCACCCACGGGCTGCGGATGTGCCGGCCCGCACGCAGCCCCGAACCCCACCAGCACTCCCACGTCTGCAACCCGTTCAGCACGGCCATCAGTCGGTCGCGGACGGCCGCCGCCTGGGTACTGGTGGCACACCCGGCGAACAGCGGGGCGGCGTTCTGCCCCAGGTTGTCCACCTCGGCGAACACCCGGTAGGTGGCGGTGCCGGCACTCACCGACGCGGACAGGGGGGAGGCGAGCGGCACCGCGGTGGCCACCCCGTTGAGCAGTTCGACGGTGGCGGCTGGTTGGGCCACCACCCCGCCGGGCAGCAGCAGTTTGCACCCGGCCGGCAGCCAGCGGGTGGCGGCGGCGGTGAGGGTGACGGAGATGGCCCCGGACGCGACGGCCGACACCGTCCCGGCGTCCCTCGCCCGGCCCGCCCGCTCCACCCACTGGAACCGCCCCTGCACATCGTCCCACATGAGCGACCGGACGGCCGCCCGGATGGTTGCGGCACGGGCGGTCCAGGTGGCGGCGTCGGCGGTCGCCCCGTTCAGCGTGGCGATGGCGGCGAGGGCGTCGTACTCCTTCGCCAACAGCGACGTCCGCTCCGGGTCGCAGAAGGTGGTGCGGTGGGACAGCCCGCTCCCGTCCGCCGCGATGGTCTCGTACTCCATCCACAGGGCGTCGTTCACCGTCCCGTCGGCGTCCGCCCGTTTTTGAGACAGCTTCGGGTAGATGTGCGCGGCCCCGCCGGTGGTGGTGGTGCTGAGCGAGTACAGCCCGCTCCCGTCCCCGTCGAAGCTCTCGTGGTAGGAGTTGAGCAGCAGCCGCAGCCACGGGTACACCAGCGCGACGAACGTCAGGTCCGGACTGCCCTCGGCCAGAATCAGCTTGTGCAGTGCGGCGGCGTTGCCCGGCTGCTGCGGGCCGGTGTCCTGCGTGGGGACGGGCGGGCTGCCGCCGGCGGTCACCACCACCAGCGGGATGGCCCCGGCCCGCGGCCCGCTCGCCGTCTGGTAGCCCACCTTCGAGCGGGCCGCCCCCTTCGCCTCCGCGATGTACCCGCCCCCCAGTGCGGCACACACCCGCCACGCCCACCACGAGTCCCAGTCCCACTGGCCGTAAGTGTACCCGACCCCCGGAATCACGTACCCGTGCGGGAAATTGGCGTCCGCCCCCGGCCCGAACAGGCAGTCATCGAACGTCTCGGTACACCGCGCCTTCAACTCGGCCGCGTCCCCCGCCGTCCAGTCGGTGCCGGGGGCTGGGTCCACCACATCCTGCCGCAGTACCCGCTCACCGTCGGTCAGGTACAGCACCCCGGCCGCCGCCCCGAGTGTCAGTTCGCACACCTGCTGGTAGGCGTTCGGCGCCTCGGTCTTGAGTAGGGCGGACGGGGTGGCCGACGGGTTGTCCGCCTCGAAGTCGGGCAGTGAGCGGAGCAGCCGGCCGGCCGGCCAGTCCTGGGCGAGCGGCGGCAGGGCGACCAGGTTCGCCGCGGGCAGGAAGAACGCCTGCGTGCGACCGGTGAACAGGGCCGACTGCTCGGTCGGCCGGGCGGTGGAGGTGGGGTAAGCCAGCCCGGTGAACGGGTCAAGTGGGGCGATGCCGGCGAGCGAAATGCCGCGAATCTCGCTCGCTGTCAGCACGCGGTCGAAGAACCTCAAGTCCGCGAGCCGACAGTTGGCGTTGTTCTGGAAGTTGTCGGCCCTCCCCACAAACCAGATGGGGTTGCCGGTCAACGCCCCCCACGACGTGGTGTCGGTGGCGAACGTCTCGGACAGTTCGCCGTCGATGTACACCTTATAGACGTGGACGTTCGCCCCGCCGGGGGACGGGTGCAGGGCGACGGTCACAGTCGCCCGGTGCCACTGGTTCAGGGTGGTGTTGGGGGCCGGGCCGAAGAAGTTGGCCACGCCCGGCCGGTTCAGCCCCAACTGCCGCCCGGACGCCACCGCGACCGCCAACACGTTCGTCCCGCTCGTGCCCAGGCCGATGACGTTCCCGGTGGCGGGGGTGGCCACCAGGTAAATCCAGAAGTCGATGGTGAACCCGGACCCGTTGGCCACGGTGACCGGCAGCGTGCTGCCCCCGCTCAGGTAGTTCCCGCTGGCGCCATCCAGACGTGCGGCGTTGGCCAACCGGTAGCCGGCGGCGGCCCCGACGGTGCCCACCTGAGTGAGGGTGATGGGCGACGGCTTGGTGTCAGCCCGGTTGCCGGACGCCTCGCCGAGCGGCCAGAAGTGGACGGGGGCCGGGACCGCGACCGACCCGCCGGGGGTGACGGGGGCGGTGGCGACGACGGCCCCCGCCCCGGCCGTCCGCTCCACGATCTTGATCTGGTACGTGCCGGACGGCACGGCGAACGAGCCGGAGCCGGTGCTCGGCTTCTCGGCCAGCCGGACGACCCCGGCGGCGTCGTACAGGGCGGCGGTGTACGACAGCCCGGCGACGGTGGCGTGGGTGAACGAGACGGTGAGCGAGTCGGGGCTGGTGACGGCGGGGGTCGGGCCGAACCCGAACGGCTCCCACGAGTAGACCGGCACCCCGCCGGCCACCGTCACCTCCAGGCGGTACAGCCCGTCGGCCGGCGGCGAAGGGAGCCGGCGGAAACGGCTCCCGGCCGCGTCCGAGACGACCACGAACGCCGGTGACGCCTCCGCGGTGAGCGGGCCGAGGGCGGTGGTGTCGGACACCTGGTTCGGGCCGGCGGCACCCGTGGCACCCGTGGCCCCGGTCGCTCCGGTCGCACCCGTGCTGCCGGCGATCATCTGCCGCAGCAGGATGACCGCCCCGTTGCTCTTGCGGGCGATCACCGCCCGCGGCTGCTGGCGGAGGACGACGCTGCTCATACGCTCTGGTCCTCCTTCACCGTGATCAGCCCGAGCAGGAGCGTCTGCACGTCCCCGCCGCTCGTCTCCTCCAGGTCCCGCTTGAGCGGGCCGCACTCGCCCGGCACGGTCAGCGGCCAAGCGGCCGTCACGCTCTGATCGACCCGCCACCGCAGCCGGCCGGTCACCGCGTCGGCGTCCCGCTCGATCACCCCCTGACTGTTGGCCACCTCCGTGACCTGGGCGAGGACGGCCCCGGTGTCCGGGTGGCGGACGGTCAGCCGGTAGGTGCGGGCGGCGAGCGACACCGGCACGGCCGAGTCCGCGTCCGCCCCCTCCTCGATGGACCACGTGGCCTCGTAGGTGTCCCCGCGGGCCATCACCTCGTTCAGGGCGGCGGGGGTCAGGGTGTCGGCCATCAGGGGGCCTCCGGTGGGGGCGGCGGGTCGCCGACGGTGGCCGTGGTGCCGGCCGGATACCCCGGACACATCGGCCCGCACTCCACCCCCTGCCGCCACACGTCGCCCCCGCCCTCGCTGCACACCACCACCAGCCCGCGGCGGGCGTCGGCCGTCGTGCTCCCGTGTCCTCCGCCGCACCGCCGCCAGGTGCGGGTCGAGCCGGCTAGCCGGACCGGCGTCATGTCTAGGTGCGGGCAGACGACGGGGGACGGCCGGCGGGCGGGTGGCGGCGATGGTTGCCGGGGAGTCCGAAGAGGCGGTGGCGATTTCGGTCGCCGTGGGGCGTTCTGGTGGTTCCGCTTGCCGCCGGCTTTTTCGTTGTGTTCACACAGACCGCACCACGAGTCGGGATCGCATGCGTGGGGGATCATGATCACTCCCGATCACGGGGTGAGAAAAACGTCCGCCGACCCGTCGGCCGGGGTGCGGGAGATGGTGCCGACCGCTTGGGTCGGGTTGAGATTTTCACCGCAGAGCAGTGGGTCGGTCAAACGCAAGCAGGCTCCGCCGATGTAATTCGCGCATTCACTCCCGGTCCAACCAGTGGCCGGGGTGAACGATAACCCCGAACCCACGCCAGCCATAAGGATGGTCCCCACGATGGTCAGGGAGACACGGACCCCCCCGTACTCCCCGCCCGACGGACCGGGGTCGCAGTACCAGCAGAACTCCATGAGCGCCATGAGCGCGGGGCCGAACGGGTCGGCGGTGGTGCCGGATTGGTAGCAGTACCTCAAGACGCCAGCACCACTCTCCTCATCCAAGACGTAGCCAACACACGCCCCACTCGCACACCCCCTACTCGTCACCGGAATGGGTCCGGGCCGATCCAGTCGGATCGAGTTTGGCAGCGCCACAAACGTCCCGGTCTTGTTCACGAAGGACAGGGTGATGCCGTCCCCCGGAAACTCCCACGGGGTGGTGCAGAACGGGACGCCGGACGGACATTCCCCGCAGGGGATGGTGAACTCGAACGGGGGTGATGGGCACGCTCCGATCGCCTCCTCCTCCGTCGCATACGGTCCACTCGTCGCCCCCTCCGGCGGGGTGTACACGCCGTCCTCATCGGCCTCCACCCCGACCGGGCCGGCGGCCGTACACCAGTAGGTCGTCGGGCAGCAACTCATACTCACTCCTCGATCGGTTTGGCGTCCACGTCCTCGGTGTCACCCGGCGCCGGAGTCAGACCGCACGTGTCAACCCCGACCGTAAACGCGACGGCGATGTTGTCGCAGGACGTCCCGTTGACCGGCGCGGACAAGCTGTACCCACTACCGCTGGTCCCGCCGCACCCCATCGACACCGTGTTCCACCCGACGAAGCTGGTGCCGCCGTAGGTGAGCACGGCGTTCGTGTCCGTCCCCCACGGCACCCCCAAGAACCACTTGCCCGCCCCGGCCGCGATCGTCTGCGTCTCGGCCGTGTCGGTCGCCCCGTCTACCACCACCGTGTACGGACTCTCCGAGTCGGCTCCGGGGCACTCGTCGATCTGCACCCACACGTCGTAAGTCTCGGGTTCCGGGTCGGGCGGCACGTAGGGCGGGACCGGCGGCGGTGGAGAGGGTGGGGCGGGCAGCGGGCTGGTGGCACAGTCGTCCCCGCACTCGGTCGCCGTCCGGCACTCGACCGTGCCGTCCCCCAGCACCCACCGCTGACTCTGGCTCACGTCGGTCACGTACCCCAGGCCGTTCTTGGTCACGGTCAGGCAGCCCTGGTCGAGCGGTGCCGGTCCGGCGTCGCAGCACCCGCCGAGCAGCACCACCGCCCGGCGGGTGGACCCCTCGCCGTCGGCGACCGCGATCACCTCGATCGGCCCGCGGAGGGCACGGTCCAGGTAGTCCGTCGTGCCGACGCTCGGGCGGGCGAACCGGGCGGTGTCGGCCGTGCCCATGTTCACCATGCACTCGACCACCCCGGCGAGGGCGACGGACCCGATGCCGCCGTCCGGGATGGCCTCCAGCGTGACGGCGACGCGGTCGGAGGCGGAGGCCGGCACGCCGAGGGCGAGGATCGGCTCCCGCGCCCAGTGGGCGGCCGCGTAGTCGTCCGCCAGGTCGTACCCGCCGATGCCGGTGAGCGCCACCGGCCGCCCCTCCCGCAGGTCCGCCCCGGTGGCGTTCAGCCCGCGGGCCACGACCACCCCCGTCCGGGTTCGTGCCGTCGCCGGCTGATCCGGCCGCTGCGGTTGGAGCACCCGCCGGGTGGCGTCCAGTACCGCGTTCCAGGTGTCGGCCCGGACGGCCAGCACCTCGCCGCGGATCACCGGGGACAGGGGGTCGTTGGCCACGCTACACCCCGATGCCGAAGGCGGAGAAGTCGAGGGGCGGCAGCAGGGCGTGGACGCGGTAGGCGACCGGCCGCTTGGCCGTCACCCCGCTCGGGGTGTCGAACTCGTCCCCGTACTCGATTTCGAGCAGGTCCCACCCCCGCACGTCCACGTTGGCGGTCGGCAGCTCCTTGCCGGCGTCGTCCCGCAGCTCGTTCTCCAGCACCGTCCTCGGGGCGATCAGGCCGAACTTGAGGGACGCCCGCCCGCGGCCGTTGTCGTCCGACTGCAACGTCGCCCCCATGAACGCCGCACACCCGGCCGGGACGAACCACCAGTCGCTCAGGTTGGTGTGCCAGCGGGCGGAGGTGAGCAGGTTGACCAGCCCCATCGTCCAGTAGTCGTACTTCACGTCGACGGTGAGCACGATGTCGGGGTCGGGCACCTCGATCCCTTCCACCTTCCCGTCGGTGATGCCGAGCAGCCCCTTGTGGTCCGGGGCGTCCCCGCCGCCCGCCTTCTCGCCCACGTTGTCCACCGCGTAGGAGCGGATCAGCTTCGGCGGCCGTCCGCCGAAGTCGAGCGACACGTTCGGCCCGAGCGGGGCGTCCGCCGCCGCCGGGCCGGTGGGGGTGCCGCTCGGCACCCCGCCGCCGGGGCCGCCGGTGACCGGGTCGGGGGTGGCCGTCGGGTCCTGGGCGGCCGAGTTGGGCAGCTCCCACACGTACGGCACGACCACCTCGTACAGCCCGCCGCCGAGGGGTTCGGCCTGCAGCTCCTGGCGGACCAGGTTGTACCAGAAGAAGGGGGCGTCGGCGGCGACGGCGGCGATGATGGCCGTCTCCGGGAACGCCTCGCCGAGCACCCGCAGCACGTACCGCCACGTGCCCTCCGCCCGCGTGGCGGACGTGGAGAACTGGCGGCTGGTGTGCTTCTCCAGGATCTCGACGGACACCGTGCGGCCCTCACAGGAACTTCGGGAACCCGATCTTCTCCACCGCCTTCCGCACCTCGTCCAGCTTGGCGTTCCCCTTCTGCTGCTCCTTCACCATCTGCCTGGCCGGGGCGTCCGACCCCTGGAACCCGAACCCCTGGCGGAGGAACGCCCCGCCGCCGCCGAGGACGCCGAGCACCTGGCCGATGCGGGCGAGGCTGGCGGCCACCTTGGGGGTGACCGGCACTTCGGGGTCGGCCAGCCGGTTCTTGCGGTTCGCGTCGAGGCGGGCCAGTTCGGCCAGAAAGGAAACGGCCGACTTTAGGAGGCCCTTGTCCAACCCCCCCAACAGGTCGCCGGTGACCTTATTGCGGAGCTGTTCCTTGTCCTCGAACTCTTTCCGGGCGGCGTCTTTCTCCGCCTGCCCGTCGAACCTGCCGGCGTTCATCGCCGCCCGGATCGCGGCCGCCGCCACCGGGTTGATGCCGTTGAGCATGCCGGCCAGCAGAGTGGCCGGACCGTTCAGCGCGCCCATCAGCGCCTTGGAGATGTGCGACCCCAAATCGGCGAACGCCTCTTTGGCCGCCAGCACCGCCTTGTTGAACTCGCCGGTGAGGTAGCTGCCGACCTTCACGAATAGCTTCTGCGCTTGCAGGTCGATCCACGCCAGCCCCGCCGCGAACGCGGCCTTCGCCATGTCCCACAGGTCTTGCAGCGTCCGCCCCCGCAACCACTCCTGCACCGGCTTCAGGGCGGCCGCGATCTTGTCGGCCAAGTCGGCCACGAACGGCGATACCAGGATGACCAGTTGCTGCCAGATCCGAAGGACGGCCGCCCCGACCGCCTGCAGCCCGCGGCTCGCCTTGGTCGCGTCCTCCAGTTCGGCCGTGCTGAACGCCGTGTTCGCGGCCAGTTCCCGCACCTCCGCGTTGCTCATGGACAACAGCCGCTGCCACTGCTTCATCGAGTCCGACCCGCCGAGCAACGCCAGCTTGGCCTCTTGCAGCGGCTGGGGGAGTTCGCGGATCGCCCCGAGGACGCTGAAGAACTGATCGTCGATGGGCAGTTTGCCGATCTCCTCGGCGGTCACCTTCAGCCCGTCGAACAGTTCGGCCCCCTGCCCGATGCCCTGCAACGCCTTCTCGATCGTGCCCGAGAACTGGATCACCCCTTCCAGGTTCTCCTTGAACTCCCCGCCGGCCGTCCCTAGCACCCCGAACAGTCCCGAAATCCGCGTCCCGTTCACCCCGAACGCCTTGGCCACGTCGTTCATCCGGGCCAGGTCGTCCACCGTCTCCTTGAAGCTCAGCCCGCCGAGCAGCCCGCCGACGATGCCGCCGACGCCGGTGGCGGCCAAGACCATCTTGCCGAAGGCGGCGAACCGCTGGCCGACCCGCTTCAGGGCGGCGGAGATGGAGTCCTTGGCGGACAGCTCGATGAACGCACCGCCGGCGCGAACGCCCCTCGCGTTTCCCCCGCCACCAGTGCCGCCGCCGAGTGCCATCCCGCTAGCCTCCGGTGAGCTGGTCGAACGTCTCGACCTCCCCGGCCGTCATCGGCTCGGGTTGACCAGCCCGCGGGCGGACGACTTGGAGTCGCCGCAGCGGGTGCATGGCCGTCACCTGCTCGGGCGTCAGGGTGGAGCCGAACTGCCGCGCCCACCACGCCCTCGCGTCCACCTCCAAGTCCCACCGCCCGGTCGCCATGTCCCACACGTCGCTCAGGGAGTGGGGGCGGGGGTCGACGCCGCAGAGTCCGGCGAGTTCGTACCCGTACCGGAACGGGTCAGACCCTCGGCCGCCTTCGCGTCCAGTTCCGCCATCGCCTCCCGCACCCTCGCCTTCACCGCCGCCGCCATCTTCGGCCGGCGGCTCAGGTAAAAATCCGCCACGGCGTCCGCCAGGGCCTCCCCCGCCGCCCCGATGGTGTCGGCGTCGAACCCGGCCTCGTACTCGACCAGCGGCGGGGCGTCCACCGTCAGCAGGTGGCACACGGCCACCAGTCGGTCGGCGTCCATCGCGGTTAGCTCGGTCAGGGTGCCGAGGGCGGTGCCCAGGTTGGCGGCGTCCACGCCGAGAGCCTTCAGCCCGGCCCGGTGGCCCAGGGTGACGCGGAGCGTCCACTCCCGCCCCAGGCAGTCGGTAAACCTCGCCATTTGTCCTCCCGTGCGTCAGATGGCCGTGAACACCGGAGCACCGGACGTGACCACCGCCGTCTTCAACCCCTCGCCGGCCGGCCGCAGGGCGCTGGGCACCGCCTTCATCGAGTCGTACAGGGCGGTGGTGATCCCCTGGTCCTCGGTGGCCGAGGTGATGAGCGCGTGGAACCGCACCCCACGCGCGCCGTTCTGCGCCGTCCCGCCGTTCAGGAACAGCATGTCGATGCTGTTCTGGCCCATCGCCGCGTCCCACAGGGCGATGTACCCGGCGTCGGTGTCGCTCGCCTTCACGCTCAGGTCGGCGTCCACCCCGACGATGGTCTTGAGCATCTCCTTCACCCGCGACGCCCGGCTGGGGGCGTCCACGTTCTCCCACTCCAGGTTGAGGGTGGCGTCCCGCACCAGGGCGACTTCCGTCCACGCCGGGGTGGCGTAGGTGCCGGTGTTGCGGAACGCCTTACAGTCGATCCCTAGTTTTCCCATGACGTCACCTCGAAACGGAGCCCCGGAACGTGGCCGCGAACCGCGGCAGCATCTTGTCCAACGCGGGCGCCATGAAGGGCCGCTTCGGGTACCGCAGCGTCTTCCCGCCGACGCTCACCACCCTCGCCTTCTTCCCGCGGCCGGCCACGAACTTCTCGCTCGGGTACGCCGTCCGGGTGCCGCCGAACTCGTGCAGGGCCGGGACGCTCACCCCGCCCTTGCTCTTGAACCCGAGCGGCCCGACCACCACGCTCCGCGTCCGCGGGTCGTAGGCGAAGAACAGCAGCTCGCGGAGCAGGGCGCCGTTGTTCTTCGCACGGCCGAGTTTCTTCAGGGCGGCCCGCCGCTTGTCCTTGTGGGCGCTCGGCGGCTGTCCCGGCGGGCTGGCCTTCTTCCGGTACCGCATCGACGTCTGGGCGGCCCGGCGCACGAACGCCCCGAACTTGCTCAGTGCCCGGACGGTGCCCTTTTCCGCCGCGTCCTGCACCCTCTTCCTGTCGAAGAAGAACGATTTCAGTTGGGCGAGGCTCTTCCCGCCGCTCACCGCCGCCCGGCCGAAGCTGTTGAGTGCCACGCCGGTGCCCTCAGTCGTCCCGGTAGGTGACGGCGAACTCGGACCAGAACAGCTTCCGTTCGACCAGCTCCGCCCGGTCGAACTGGACGTCCTCGCTGGCGTCGGGGTAGGCCCCGTCCACCCGCTGCCGCGGGTCGTTCAGCCGGTCCACCAGTCCGGCGAACCACTCGCTCAGCGGCCGCCGCCAGGCGAGGGTCGGTCGCCCCCGGTCGGTGTACCGGGCCACGCAGATCACCCGCACCGGGTACCCGGCCGTGTCCCCGCCGCGGCTGACGGGGCTGCCGGGGTCGTACCCGTCCTGGGTGACGGCCAGGTAGAGGGTGTCCGGTGCCATTGCCTCGAAGTCCACGCTCGGCACGTCGGCCACCTCGACCGTGGCCACCGCCCCGTCCGGCGGCGGAGTGGCGGTGACGAAGGCGTCGATCACCGCCTTCACCGCGTCGCACAGCACGTCGACGCGGGCCGGCATCAGCTCGCCCTCCGGGTGTGGACCCGCACGCGGGTCCGCTGGGCGTCGGCCCACCGCCACGCCGGCTGCCGCTCGCGGGGCACCACCTCGAACACCACCGGCTCGCCGGCGAGCGTCTCGGTGATGCGGTCGCCCTCCTGGGGCACCCCGTACCCGGCGTCGGCCAGGTCGGCGAACACGATCAGGTAGTCCCGCTCGCGGTCGTCGCTGCGGGTGTGCGTGGTCGGCTCCAGCGTGGCGTCGATCGCCTCCACCGACGGGGTGGCCACCAGCGGGGCGGCGCTCTCGCCGCGGCAGTACAGGACGGCGACGCCGGTCGCCCGCTGGGAGCCGGTGCCGCGGTTGAGCAAACACTGGCCTCGCTGGTGCAGGTTCATTCGCTTGACCCAAGCCCGTACCCGCCGGGCGATGCGGGCGAGCGCGGCGGACAGGCGGCGGGTGTTCACCCGGAGGGACACGTTCACGCCGTTACTCCGGGGTGGCGGCGGGGGCTTCGACCGGCACCAGGGCCTTGTTGCCCAGCCACACGCCGACCACCTCCGCCGGCAGCGGCTTGCCGTCCGCGGTCTTCAGGTCGGCCGCGTCGATCTCGGCGGCCGGCTGCCCGTCGGCCGCCGTGCGGGCGGCGAACGTCTGCCAGTCGCAGTCGCGGAGGATGCGGTACTTCACGGGATCGGTCCTCACGGTTCGCTCGGTTCGCAGGGCATGGGGCGGGATTCGCACCCGCACGGCCGGCGGTCATCACCCGCCGGCCTGACTGGCGGGCCGCCCGGCGGTCGCGTCGTTACGCCGGCCGCGGCATGTGCTGCACGCGGACGTTCTCCGACGCCCCGGCGGTGGCGTTCAGGCTCCACCCGAGGGCGGTGTTGCCGGCGGCGGTGGTGGTCACCCGGTTGGCCGCGTTGTCCCAGTACACCAGCACGCCGACGCCGATCGCCCCGCCGGACAGCCCCTGGTACACCCCGCCGTGGGAGGCGAGGGCGCCGAGGGTGCTCGCGGGGATGGCCGCGTGGGCGACCATCGGCGTGTTGCCGACGACGACCACCTCGCCGGCGGCCACGGCCGCGCCGGGGGTCCAGTCGACCATCACCGGGTCGCCGTGCAGAAACATCAGCTCGAACATGGGTCAGGCTCCGGGCGGCGGGGTGAGCGGGCGGGTCAGTCGCCCGGCAGCAGGGCGACCAGCTTGTTCAGGTCCTTGCCGGTGCAGGCGGGCGGGTCGGCGGCCAGCGTCTTGGCGGCCGCCTCGAACTCCTTCTTCTGCCCGCACGCGGCGAGCAGGGCGTCGGCGTCCGGCTTGCCGAAGGTGACCACCGCCTCGGAGCCGGCGAACCCGGCGGCGATGTCCTTCAGCTTCTTCTTCAGGTTCACGTTCAGGCTCCGTGGGTGGGGTTACGCGCCGGCGTTCCGCTGGGCGGCCACGAAGTCCTCGAACCCGAAGGCGAAGTCGTGGTAGATCCGCCACTGCATGCCGAGGGTGTTGAACGCCGTGTCGGCGTCCTCCAGGGTGGGCGTCTGCTGGCCGTTCAGGAACGCCACCCGCAGGGCCGCCCGGTCGGCCGGGTCGGCGAACAGGTACCACTGGGTGGCCGACTGGCCGGACAGGGCGACGCCCGCCTCGTCCCGCAGGTTGGTGTTGTTCAGGTAGCCGGACACCACCGGGCGGAAGCGGCCGAAGAACGGGTTGTTATCCGGCAGCGGGGCGTTGGCGGTGGTGGTGGACACCACCTTCTCGTTCTTGAAGATCGACTCGGCCGTCGCCTTCAGGGCGGTGCCGGCGAGCAGCAGGGCCGGGGCCACGTTCACCGGCTTGCCGTTCGGACTCACCTGGTTCATGAACAGCGCCTCGGCCGCCGTCAGGTTGGTGATGGACAGCGCCGACCCGGCCCCGGTGAGCAGGTTGCGGTTGCCGGCCGAGAAGAACGGCCCGGCGTTCCCGAGCAGGGTGACGAACACCCCCTCCTCGATCCGGATCGCGGTTTCGCGGAACATGATCCGCGGGAGCTGGGTGAAGCTGTCCAGGTCGTCGTTGATGATCTGCTGGCGGCCGAGGGCGAGGACGGCCCCGAAGGTGTCCAGCCGGCTGGCGTAGGCGGCCTCGCTCAGGGTGAGGCTCTTCAGCTCGCCGTCCGGCCCGACCCGCCGCACCGCCCCGCCGGCGTCCAGCCGGTAGCGGGTGACCGCCTTGAAGTCGGTGTTCGACCCGACGGCGCAGATCTGGTTCCACACCACCGAGACGGAGGTGTAGGCGTCGATCCCCACCTTGTTCGCCACCGCCCCGAGGATGCCGGCCAGGGACACGTTGGAGAACCCGCCGTCCGCCCGCAGGTCCTTCTCCGACTCGCGGGCCGCCCGCCACAGGTCGGCCATGTTCGCCCCGGCGTGCATGGGCTTGCCGGCGGCGGCCGACACGTCGCCGAGGACCGAGCGGAGGGTGTACCCGCGGAACCGCTTCGACACCGCCGCGTTCATCACCCGGTCGGCCTTGTCCCCCAGGTCCTGGGCGATGACGCCCTCGCTCACCCGCAGGTTGACGCACAGGGCGGCGGCCAGCACGTCGGCGTCCACCGGCCCGCCGCCCGCAGACCCGCCCCCGCCGTGCGGTCTGTTGGGCGCGACGCCTTTCGGCAGGTTCGCCCTCAGCACCGCCAGCTCGGCCTTCTCCGCCGACCAGCCCTGTTCGATGGCCTCCGCCACCAGGGCCGGCTGCCGGGCCGCCCCGTCGATGGCCTGGATGGCCGCGATCCGCCGCTGCTCGGCGGCGAACGCCTTCCGCATGTCGGCCACCGTGCCGAACCCGCCGGTGTCGGCGGCCGCCGGCTTGGCCGGGGTCAGTTCCACCACGTCGTCGCCGGTGCCCTTCATCGTCGCCCCTCCGGGGAGTGCGTCGGCGACCGCGGGGCGGGCCGAACGGGTGCGGGAGTACGCTTCTTTCACCAGGAGGCCGATCACCTGGTCGTAAGTCTTCACGCCGTCGATCAGCTTCTTGTCTTCCGCCTCGGCCGCGGAGAACACCCCGCCGGTGCGGACGGCCTTCAGTTGGGCGTCGGTGAGCGACCGGCCCCGCTTGACGGCGGCGTCGAAGCTGCCCTGGGCGCTGTCAACGATCGACTGGAAGTACGCCCGCTGCTCGTCGGTGATCTTGCTGCCTTGCGTGCCGGCCCCCTTCAGCGGGCCGGTGGCGAACACCACCGCCTCCACGCCCTGCTGCTCGGCCGCCTTCGACACGTCGTACACGGTCATGAGTGTGCCGATGCTGCCCACCAGGGCGGTGTCGCTGTTCACGAAGATGGCGTCCGCCTGGCTCGCCACCCAGTAGGCGGCGCTGGCACACAGGTCCGACACGAACGCCATGACCGGCTTCTTCTTGGCCGCCGCCTTCACCTCTTGGGCCAACTCGTCGGTCCCGGCCACCGTGCCGCCGGGCGAGTCCACGGCGAGCAGGATGGCCGACACGTCGGCGTCGTTGGCGGCCTGCCGGAGGTCCCGCCGCATCTGCACCGTGCCCGACCCGCCGAGCGAGCTGGCCCGCTTCATGAGCGTGCCCTCCACCCGCACGGTGGCGACCGACTTGCCCCGGCCGTCTGGCTGGAGTTCGACCGCCGACTTCGGCTCCGGGGTCGGACCGTCGTCGTCGCCCGCCTCGGCCCGCACCCGCTCGAGCGCGACGTGGGCGAACAGGTCCTTGCCGCGGGCCAACTCCCACAGGGAGCGGCCGGCGAGCGGTTCGATCGCCCACGGGCCGAAGTAGTCGGAGACGCGGGCGAACCGCGGGGCGGTGATCGTGCTCTCAGGCAGCGACAAGGTCGATCACCTCCGCCTTGGCGTCCTTCGGGTTCTGCGGCACCCCGTCGCCCGGCCGGGCGACGGCCGGGGTGCCGGTCATCCACGGGGCGGGCGGCAGGCCGGCCGCTTTCCACAGCCGCAGGTCGCGGGCACGCTTGGCGATCAGCTCCTCGACCGTCACGCCTTCGCGGGCGGCGATGTCGCTCAGCGTGTCGGTGCCGTTGGTCAGGTTCAGCTCGTCGCCCGTCGCGTCCTTCACCGGGTCGCTCGTCGGCCGCGGGTCGTACTGCCAGCTCACCGGCAGCCGCCACAGCCGCCCCTGCTTGTACGCGGCGATTCGCGGCTCGGCGAACCGGGCGAAGTCGAGCCACTTGCGGAGGAACGGGCCGGCGAACTTGGCCTCGAACGCCTGCCGGGCGATGTCCCGGTCGGCCCAGTACGCCTCCTGGTCCAGGCGGCCGGACGCGTAGTTGTAACCGCTGTGGTCGCCGGCCATCTTGCCGTAGGGCATGTTGATGGCCCGGCCGATCTCCTTCAACTTGGCCGTCACGAACTGGTCGTACCCGGCGGTCGGCTGCTCCGGCTTGAACTGCGTCACCTTCCCCCCGCCGGGGACGGTGAGCAGCGTGCCCCGCACCAGCTCGATCGTGTCGAACAGGTCGGCCGTCGCCCCCTCCATCGCCGGCGGGTTCATGTCCGGCGGCAGCTCCATCACCCCGGCGAGCATGGCGGCGACTTCGGCGGCGGTGAGGGTGGCGCTGGTGAACCGCCGCAACTGGGCGAACAGCGGCAGGCCGGGGGTGAGCGGGGTGATGCCCCGCAACTGGTCCGGGCGGAACGGCTGGAGGACGTGCAGCACGTCCGCGGCCGGCACCTCGGTCGTCTCCCACGGGGCGAACAGCCCGCGGGTGTCGCCGGGGTGACTCTTGAGGAACTTGTACGCCACCACGTCGCCGTCTTCGTCGCACACCACCCCGTCGTCGCCGTGCTCGTTCCGGTACAGCCAGTTGGCGTCCGCCCCGTGGCTCACCTGGTCCGGCTCGTACAGCCGCACGTCCAGCGTCACCGGCAGGCCGAGGCGGTCGAGCGCCTTCGAGTCCCGCGGCAGGCCGAAGCACTCGCCGGCCACCACCTCCACCCCGACCGCCAGCCGGCAGGTGAGCGGCCAGTCGGCCGCCCCCGCCCACTCCCGCCACAGGGCCTCCACCGCCGCGTTCAGCCGGTCGTCGTCGGTCAGCACCTGCAACCGCGGGCCGCGGCCGACGGTGTCGTTCACCAGCGTGCGGACGGCCCCGGCGGCGTAGGTGTTGTTCAGCACCTCGTGCCGGCAGCGGTCGCGGAGCCGCTTGCGGACGCCCGGCGTGAGCTGGGCGGCGGGGGCGAGGCCGTCGGCGTCCGCCCAGTGCTTGCGGTTCTCGCGGGTGGTGCGGGCGGCGTCCGGCCCGCCGGCCCGCCGGGCGGGGTCCCCCCGAGCCGGGGCCGGGTTGTACACCGGGCAGGTGATGGTGACCGCGGTCATACGCCCCCCGGCGGGACGACTTGGGCCGGCCGGAGCATCCGCCACCCGCTGCGGCCGCCGCCCTGCGGGTTCGCCCCGCCGAGCAGGTCGCGGGCGGCCAGCCTGTCGGCCGCCTCGATCTGCTTGAGCGGGTCCATCGCCACCGTCGTCTGCCCGTCGGTGGTCACGCTCTGCACGCCGGTCTCGGCGACCTCGGCGGCGGCGGCGGCGATGTCGGCCGGGGTGGGGGTGGGCACGGCGGATCGTCCGTGGGGTGACACTCACACCATGACGACCGGCGGGCCGGGGCGGAAGGGGTTCGGTAGTACGAATTGCGAGAAAAGTGTTACCCGTGGTACCCCCTGCCACCGGTGGCAGGGGGTACCCCCTCGAAGCTGGAGCAGCGGTGCCCGCACTGGCGGCACCACTTCACCCGGCGGACCCGCCCGTCGGCGAGCGGGATCACCCGCCGGGTGTGCAGGCGGACGCCGCAGTGCGGGCAGACGATCCCCTTTGGCTTGCGGGTCGGGCGGGCGGGCGTGGTCATGCGTCCGGCACCGTGGGTGTGATCGCGTGGCGGATCACTCGCAAGGCGTTCAATTGGATTTGCCTGACCCTCTCTCTGGTCACCCCGAGCTTGCGGGACACGTCATGCAGCGTCTGC